AATCCCGCTCGCTGTGTTTCGTATATCCCAAACCAGTTCGAACTAGCCGAAACTGGCCACAACTGGCCAAGACTGGAAACGATCACGCCCGACGACGCGCCAACGCGGGCCGATGAAATATTGGGTATTTCCAAAACGCTTTTAGGCATTGACCTAATGCCGTGGCAATATCGAGTAGCCCAAGGTTTAACGGCAATGGACGACGAAGGTAATTATTTACGTCGTGTTGGGCTTTCGTCCGTAGCCCGGCAATGCGGAAAAACGCAACTTATGGCGGCGCTTATTGCTTGGCATTTAACCGTCGAAGGTCCTAGGCGCGGTACGCCCCAACTGGTTATTAGTGTGGCCCACAAGTTAGACCTAGCCGTAAGTTTGTTCAAATATCTAGCCCCGTATTTAGAGGAACACTACGGCGCTACGGTTTCATGGTCCTACGGCCGTAACGAACTAACGGTATTAGACCCTGCCGGCGTTAAGCACCGTTGGCTAGTTCGCGCGGCGACCCCGCAGGCGGGCCACGGTTACAGCGCTGATCTAGTGACGGTGGACGAAGTATGGAACGTATCCGAAGCGGCCATAGACGAAGGTTTATTACCTACGCAACGCGCACGGCGTAACCCGTTGTTTTGTATGTTCTCTACGGCAGGTACGCAACACAGTACCGCTATGTTGCGTTGGCGTTCCCAAGCCTTGAAACAGATAGACGCGGGCGACGTTGGCCCTATGTATTTTGGGTCGTGGGAACCGCCACCGGGTTTAGACCCTATGACCCCCGAAGCATGGGCGTACGCAAACCCCGCGCTTGGCTACACGCTCGATATGTCCGTTTTAGAAGCAAAAGGTCCTAACCGATCCGCTTTCTTGCGTTCTAGCGTAAATATTTTTGTCGCTTCGTCTACTGGTTGGCTAGAACCGGGGTTATTTGAGACGCTACAAACCGACCAAGAAATACCTAGCGGGGGCGTGTTGTCTATTGAAAGTTCCATAGACGGCGGTTACTACGTTGGGGTTAGGGCCGTACAAGTAGAACAGAAAACGTTTGTAACGGTGGCGTTCCACGTTGAAAGTTTGGCGGCTATGTGGCAGGCCGTCGAAAAAGAACTAGGTAGCACCCATTCCCTACGGTTAGCGTTGCCGCCTAGTTTGGAAATATCTTGCCCCCCTAAATGGGAACCGCGCCGTACGATCGTTGGCTATCGCGAGTTAGGCAAATGGACCGCGCCAGTTCGTTCAATGATTATTGAAGGCCGTATAGCCCATAGCGGATCGTTGTTACTTATGGAACACGTCGAACGCGCAACAATGGTTAAACACTTGGGGACCGTGGCACTTTCTAGCGCCCGTTCGCCGGGGCCTATCGAGTTAGCCCGTTGTATGGTTTTTGCCGTTGCGTTGGCGTCACGACCCGCGCACACGGGTAAACCTTCAATAGTTATCGTTGGGCGTTAGTGTTATGGGGCGTCCGTCGTTGGCGGTTCGTCGGGGACATTCCGACGGCGGGCGTTCCCCCACTACCGACTAGAAAAGGCGTACTATTTCGCTATGGCATTCTTTACCCGTAACCGTTCCGCACAAATGGCGGTAAGCGAGGAACCCGCAACTAAGGCCGCTATTGGTTATGGATCTAATGCGGGCGCGTCTCAAATTGGGAACTTCTATGCCTACATTGACGGCAACGCCCGACAGCGCGCTATGGGCGTCCCCGCTATCTCACGATCGCGCGACCTAATCGCTTCTATCGTCGCCACTATCGGTTTTAAGTTTTACCGTAAACAATGGAACGGTGAGGAAATGGAACGCGTCTATATTGCCCCGCGTTCATGGGCCGAACGACTAGACCCAACCGTAACTAACAACTTTATTATGGCGTGGACATTTGACGACCTATTCCATTACGGCCGGGCTTTTTGGCACGTACAAAGTAGGACGGCCGACGGCTACCCCGCAACTTTTACCCGTTTACCGGCCGCAATGGTGACCAGTCAGGATCAGGCGGGTCCGGTATGGTTCGGACCGTCTGACCAACTTTTGTTTAGCGGTTTACAACTAGACAGTAACGACGTAATTCAATTCCTAAGCCCTATACAGGGTTTGCTATACATGGCACAAGGACCAATAAATACCGCTATTCGTTTAGAGGACGCCGCATGGCGTAACGCGGCTTCGGCAATTCCCGCGGGCGTCTTGAAACAAAAGTCCGGGGAACCATTGACCGCCCAAGAAATGCGCGACATGGCCCAAGCGTTTAACGAAGCAAGAGCGACAAACCAAACCGCTTTTATCTCACAAGAATTAGATTACGAAGCGACCACGGCCACGCCCGACAAAATGCTTTTAGTCGAAAGCCGCGAGTTCCAAGCAAAAGAACTAAGCCGGTACGCAAACGTACCCGCGTACTTACTTGGCATTGACGTTGGCGGATACACCTATCAGAATGCCTCACAAGCCAAGCAAGATTTATATTTGTTTGCGGCCAAAAATTACCTAGAGGTTTTCAACCAGACATTGAGCGCCAACAACGTTTTACCAAACGGTACTTATGTATGCCTAGATATCGAAAGTTATTTAGAGGAAATGATCGCAGACGGCGTATACGTCGAGGAAACAGTTAGCCCGACACCAAACCAAACAAACCCAACAACAGAGGACTAAACACAATGATTAAGTTTCAACCTTCACCGATCACCATTGACGCCGCCGCGCCCGACGGCACCCCGAAGCGTACAATTATGGGCCTTGCCGTTCCGTACGGCGTAGACGCGACAACTTCGGACGGGACCACCGTTCGTTTTATGCCGGGTTCAATGCCAACCGAAGGCCAAGCGCCCGTATTGCTTCAATACCACGACAACACACGCCCGATCGGCGTTGTAACCGCCCGCGTAGAAATGCCCGACGGTATGTACTTCGAAGCCCGCATTAGCGACACCACTAACGGCCGTGAAGCCTTGACATTAGCCATGGACGGCGTACTAACTGGCGTAAGCGTAGGCGCAACCCCCACCGCATGGTCCTACGACGAAAACGGCGTAATGGAAGTTACCGCCGCTACATGGGCCGAACTCTCGGTAGTCCCCATGCCCGCATTTTCCGATAGCCGTATCCACCAAATAGCCGCGCAAAGTGGTAATAATAGTAATCAGACGGAACCCGACGCCGACGAAACCCTAGAAGTATCCGAAGTAGAGGAAACCGAAACCATGTCAGAAGTCACCGAAAACGCCGTAAACATTGAGGCAAGTACACCAGTAACCCCACTATGGGCGAAAGTTTCAACGGGTATTAAATTGCCTAGCCCGTCTGAATACATGGCCGCATTTTCCGCAGGTCCTACCGCGTTTGCCGAAATGAACGCACGTATTAGCGCCGCCGCGCCAAATATTACAACGGCCGACACCCCCGGCATTTTGCCAGAAATTATTACCGGCAGCGTCTACGACGGACTTAATCCGATCCGGCCATTCGTCACCGCTATCGGAACTAAGGCCATGCCGTTACAGGGTGCCACATTCCGACGCCCAAAAATTACGGTACGCCCCGTCGTAACGCAACAGCCAACAGGCGAGTTAAACACTCTTGACCCTTCAACCGTTACAGTGTCGAACACGGATATTTCTAAACTCACGTTTGGTACATATGTCACCGTGTCCGAACAAGATCTTGATTTTTCGGATCCGGCGTCTATCTCAATTATCCTTGACCAGTTGGCTATTGCCTACGGACAGGCAACCGACAACTACGCCGTAGACACTTGCCACGCCGCAATTACACAAACTTCAAGCGTGGCCGACACCGCCGTGGGTGCCGATTGGGTAACCGCAATTTACGAAGGTGCCCGCCAAATTTCGGCTTCGTCTAACTATCTACCTACCCATATGGTTGTTACACCCGCAACGTGGGCGGCGCTTTCGTCGTCCGTAGACGATCAGAACCGTCCGGTATTCCCATACACGGGCGCGCCTAACCTCATGGGGCAAAACGCCGCAGGAAACGCCGCCGCTAATACTTGGAACGGAAACCCATTGGGCCTAGTTCTTGTAGTAGACAAAAACGCGCCGGGTTCATTCATGGGACACGCCGCAGGCCCCGCCGCAGGCTTCGAGTTCTACGAACAAATGAAGGGCGCAATTTCAATTGACGTGCCTACCACATTGGGCCGTACTATTGCGTTCCGTGGTTACGCTGCGGGCTTCATGGCAGACGCTACCAAGTTCGTTAAGTTCGTTTAATCCGAAAGGCGGGTATCCGCTATGGCGGTTTATTCAATAACCCACCACCAACGGTTAGACGACTACGCGGTAGTACAACTATTAACTAACGCCGACATAACACCGGGCGACACGATTACGGTTGCGGGCTTAGGTCACGGCTTAAACGGTACCCACACGGTTTACGCTTGCCCGTTGTTTCTTTATACGGGCGTAGACGACCAAGGCGATCTATTACTAGACCCGCAATTTCCCATAGAGAACCAAGTCCTTTTTTACGACGTTGGCGACGCGTTAGAACGTTCCGAAGCAATACCTAACGGGACGCTAACCATTACGCCCGTTTGTACTTGGATCACGGCTACCAATATCGAGGACTGGCTAGGTATCGGCACGGCTACGGCCGCCGATCTTGCCTTCCTAACCCAATGCGCGGCCGCGGCAACTGCTTTCGCATATCGCCGGCGTCGTGAGGTTCCC